GCATCTAAGTACATTTTAATTAGATGTAATTCTTTTAATTTTTCTTTTACTTTTGATGGTGGATCACAATCTGATACACTTATATCACAAAGTATTTTTTCATATGTATTAAGAGCACAAGTCATTCTTAAATGATTATACTCTACATATACTGTACAATCTGGTGATGTAACATATTTTATTCCATATATCCCATCAGGTAGATTAACATATGATGAACCACAGTTTTCAGTTTGAATTCCTAAATCACATCCTGTTAATGTAGGACTAGATTCTGGTACAAAAGATACTTCTGCAGCTTCTGAAAATCCTGGAACTACTATCATTAAAGTTGGATTAACTAAACCTACTAATGGAGAATAAACACTTGTATCAAAAATCTTCATTACACATGAATTTGATACAGTTGGAATTTCTAAACTTAAAACATGATTTGCCATAATATTATAATAAAAAAGGAGAGGAGAGATAACCTCTCACTCTCCTTACTATGAAAGTTAATAATAACTAATTAAGCTCCTGTTGGAAGCGGAACCGATGGACTAGCACAAGCTGCACCAGATTCAGCTCCAGGATCTGTACAATCATTACCACAACCAGCAGCATAACCTTCTAGGAATGCTTTTACTGTAGCAAGATTAGCAGAACCAGCTGCAAAAATTAGATCTACTAAGTATTGATCATTATCAAATGTACCTGTTGGATTGTTAAATCTTGGAACATTGTGTAACAAGAACAATCTGTCATAAAGTGCATTTCTATCAACCAAACCTGCACAACCTACAAGTGCATCACCTTGAGTAATCTCACGGATACGTAGATCAGTTGCAAAATGATTTTGTCTATAAGATTCTGATAAGATAAAGTCTCTTGCTACTGTTTCACCAAGACCATTTGCTTGACGACCAGCACATTCAACTACTGTACAAATACCTTCAAACTCACATGGGTTACCATTTAAGTCTGTTTCTGAAGCGTACAATCTTACAGGCTCTTTTTCATAGAAATCACTTGTTTGGAAAGTACAATCTCCAAACTTAGTATCTTCATAAGCACCAATAAGAGTAAGACCTGCACATTCACCTTCAGTATGACCCGCAGATGTATAATTATCCCAAGTATCAGCACCTACAGGAAGACCTGTTGATCCTGGTGGGTAATATAAATCACCATCTTCAGATGTTACAACTGGAAATACAAATGGAGAAAGAATAGGAGATTCTACAATTTGTTCTGCCCATTGAATCATCATTAATGTTGAATCTACAGCTACTGGAGCAATAGTTTCATCAGCACAACATCCACCATAAGCAGATACTGTTAAGTATGCTTGATGATTTAACAAACGTAGTGCAGGAGATCCTTTAGCATCAATACGTAAATAATAAGTTTCTCCACACAAGAATGTTTTACAACATTCCCCTGTTGCAGGAGGATTAGCTGATGAATAAGAAGTATTACCTACATGCAAGATGTAGTTTTGAGCAGCATTTGATAAACCTCGATATATTTTAGAAATATATTTAGGGTTTACTGCTTTAGTTTTGATAGATTCTTGGTATCCTCCGTGAAAAGGTCCAATCTTATCATTTGGATAAGGAGATCCAACTGCAAGAACAAAGTTACAGCAATCATCTGGAGTAGCATTAGTAATATCTAAAGCTTCCCAAGTTTTTGCGTTAAATGCTCCAAGTTGTCCAGGGTTAAGAGTAATGTCTACTCCTAAAACATCCCCAGCTTGACCAGCTGATGTTAGACTACTAACAATCGCTGATTTTCTAAAAGCGTGATTAAAATAAGCCATTTTTTAAAAATTTAATTAAACAAAAATATAATATAATATACGAAAAAGTTTTTAATAAACAAAATTATTTCAAGAAAAGTAATTTATACTTTGCTGAGTTAATTGAGTCTTTAACTAGATCTAAATTATTTACTATCTCAGAGTAAGGTAACATACCCTGTAATTTATTTATCATTCCGTACATATCTCTTAAATATGATATGCCGTCAGCCACGGTATCCAATGATCTAGGAGATACTTCTTTATATGATAAAATCTTTTCTGCTACACCTTGATATCCTTCTATTAATGTATCGGCATGTTCAGGCATTGCATCATATAGTTCATTTAAAGCTTTATGTGCTGCATATGATCCAACACCTTGTACTTTTAAATGTAGTTTATGAAAACTAGTTGCAGCATTCATAAGTTCAGTTGCACATGAACTTACCATATTATCTAATGAACTACCGCCTACACCTGTATCTTTTACAGGTTCTGCTTTTATTTCATTAGTTTCCATCATTGGTGTCTGAGGTCTACTAATTTTTTTAGCAGGCTCAGTTCTTTTTAACATTCTTGATGTAGTTTCCATAATTAGTTGTTACGTTCTGCAGTTTCTGTACCTCTAGAGAATTGATTACCTGATTCAATATCTCCAGCAATTATACTAGCTGCTTCATCAATTATTAATTCTATAATGTCATCTTTAAACTCACATTGCACTTCTGTTGTAGTAGCAACTTGAGTATAAGGATCTATGCAATTTAAGATTTGAATTTTAACAGGTTGTCTGTAATATATAAGGTCTGCTGACTCAATGTCAAATTCCTCATTAGTATATATATTTACTTTATTACCTTTTAAAGTAGCAAATGTTTCTGCCCATTCAAAATTTGGTTGTTTAGATTTATCTCTTAAGAGTTGATTAAGGTTTCCTTCTTCTGCAAGATATACTGTCATTCTTCTTTTATCACAGCATTCTTTTTTAGCTAAGATATCAACTCTTTTCCATTGTAGATAATCTTCTGGTATTGCACCATCATAATAATACTCTTTGTTGCTAATGCTTAAAGGATCTGTAACTAAAAGAACTTGTAAGTCATCTTTTCTTCTTGTAGAACCTTCATCACCTTCTTTAGTAAGATTTATACCATGCAACTGTCTTCTAGCCCATTCTACTTGAGCTTTATTAAAAGCTTCAACAATTTGCCAGCATTCTATATTATCATAGTCTTGACTATCAAGCTTGTTGAGTCTTTCTTTAATCTTTATGGTAATAGTACTATTAAGCATCTATTTCTTTTTACGGTTTTTAGCAATTTTTTTAAAAGTCTTAGCAAGTGCTTTAGCTTTACCTGTGCAACCTGGTTTAGTTATAGGAGTGCATTTACCAGCAGTACCACGTCTTTTTATAGATGCGGTAGCTTTCTGTATCCACTTCTTATCTTTCTTTTTAGTTGCCATTATTTTTTTCTTTTATTTCTTTTAGCCGCAGTAATAATATCACCTCTAGTAATTTTATTAGGATCTCCATACATAGCTGCTAATTCTCCACCTTTTTTAAGGGATCTTCCTTGAATAGTTCTTGGATTGTTAGAATACTTAGGCATTGATCCACCACATTTAGCACAGGCTATTCCACCTTTTTTCATACTTGGTCTTAGCCCTTGTTCTATTTCTTTATTATATTGTTTTCTGGCACTTCCTCTAGATTTACCAGTTTCATCCATAATTTCATTAATAGCTTTTCTTTTTTTTAAACCTTTAGCAATAGCTTGACCTGCCATACCTGCAAGACCTGCTCCAAAAGCACCAATAGTACCTTTAGGTATAGTTTTTAAAACTGAACCTCCAGGTTGATATTTCATCATTTTAATATCTCTTTTTGTTTTAATTCTTCTTTCCATGATATATATAATTATGTTAACAATTCCATTTACGTAAAGACTTGTTAATCCTAGAGTTAGGATCCTTAGCAGTCTTTGAACTTGTTAGTTTTTTCTTCATACCTTTCATTCTAGCACAAAAAGATTTTCTTCTTTTAGCATCTTTACTGTCAGGATCAAGTTGTGATGGTTTTTTAGTAACAGCAGTCTTTAGTTTACTTCCTGGATTAGCTTTTCTATAAGAAGCAACACCTTTCTTGTTAAGTCCTCCTGATTTAGACTTACCTTCTTTTCTTTGCCAAGCAGGAGTTTTTTTAGTTGCCATGATTACATCTTTTTACCTGAAGCTATATCATTAAATTCTTTAGCTTTTGCTGCAGCCATTTTTTTAATATCATTCATTAAGCTCTTATTCTTTTGAATATCAGCAGCTCTTTGTAATGTATTCATAGCAGATTCAACTTCCCATTTTTTCATATCTGCTTTACTTCCGCCTAAAATAGAAATACCAACTGAAGAAGATTTCTTAGCTGGTGCTTTTCTAGTTGTTGTCTTTCTAGTTGTTGTTTTTCTAATTGCCATTACTTTCTTTTTTTAATTGAACTTGTTCTTCTACCCATACCTACTTGTTTCTTTTCTCTAACAGCAGCAGCCTTTTGAGATTTAGATAAAGACCCCCATGTTCTAGGGGTCTTTTCTGAAACCTTTTTAGTTGGTCTACACTTTTTAGTTTTCTTATTTTCATCAGAACCGCAAGGATTACCTTTTTCATCCTTCCATTTTTCTTTAAACCACCTTTTAAGTGCAAGACCTTTTGCTGTTTTTCTAACCGCCATCACCCAATTTTTCCTTTACGTTTTCTACATTTTGCAATGTATCCACTAGCATAAGCTGAAGGAAAAACTGCATATTTAGCTTTAGCCTTATGATAACAAGCATCTTTTTTACTACCACCCGTTTTCATTCTTTCTAGATTAGCCTCTCTAAAGAACTTTAAAACTTTTGTAGGATTTGTAGTATTAGGCATAACTTATTATTTTCTAATTGCTCCACCTTTTTTCTTAATCTGTCTTGAAGATTTCATTTCTTTACTAGAAACGCTACCTGTTTTTTTAAAGTCTTTTTTACCTTTTCTAGTAAATGGAATGTATACACCTTTATCATCTGAAGGATTTGCTCCCATAATACGATCTATAATTCCTTTACCTTTTCCTGCTTTTCTTTCAGCTGCTTTTTCACTAATATCTTTTCCTCTTACACGTCCTCCCATTTGTGCTTTTGGAAGAGCTGTTTTAGGTGCTTTAGAAATTCCACCCACTTTACCTTTAGAGCTTTTACTAGCAGAGGTAAGTTTTTTAGACTTGGTCTTTGTTACATTTGAAGTTTTCATTTTATTTTAATTTATGTGTTCCAATACTTTTCACAGCTTGCGCTTAAGTCTAAAAGAATATCCTCATTTAAAGGACTCTTTAAAAACTCAACCACATCTGATACATTTCTACCTAATAAAGAACCTTTCTTATTATGATAGATATATCCATCAGGCTTAGTTACAATATACTTAAAAAATACTGAATCTCTAACAATAGATTTAATTTTTAATGTTTCCATGTCAAGATTAACAGCATCCATAAATTGATTAACTGCTCGTTCTTTATTTGTTTCTGCTCCTTCACCATTAATATGTCTATCCATATTTTCATATATAATATCTATAGGTGTTGAAGTTTTATATTGCGGGCTGTTTATGTCAACAACTTTTGCAACATAAAATAATTTTTTACTATTCTTATCAAATAGTTTTTGTAATTCTGAAAGTGCTTTATTACGCATTTTCTTGTACTGCGTTCTTACTGCAACAGTATCTTCTTCTTTATCTAAATAAAACTTAGGTGGTACTGCTTTAGCTTTTGCATCTTCATAGCTTTTAGCAATCATTGAAAACCCTCCAGCCTCTATAGCATACAGCTTAATTAGGTCATATGGATTAGTAGTATCTAAATAAACAGGCTCATTACCACATGCTAATGATATCTTGTTCCAAAACTCCATATTATTTGGCTTAAGTAAAGTTACTTTATTCCAAAAATCTTTATCATCTGGTTCAATAATATTAGCAGCTAAATCTTTTTCTAATTGACAAACTGTTTCTCTAATTTGTTTTACTTTAGCATCTCTTCTTTCAGGATCTAGTTTTTTGATCTCTGGTGCAAATTCATTAAGTCCAGTAATATATCTTATAACTCCATTTATTTCTAAGCAAGCTAATTGTTCAAAATGCTTAACTCCATCAAATAAAGTTATACCATAGTTTTCTAGACCCATGTTAGACATGTCACTATTAAAATAAGGTCTAATAGCAATTTTAGTTTTTTTTGTAACTGAAGGTGTTGTCTCCACCATTGTGAAATTGTTTTCCATTTTTTGTTGGTTTTTAGTTAAAATTTAATATTAAAAAAGGAGGAGTTTCCCCCTCCTTTTTATATTTATGATAGATTAGAAAGAGCCACCAGTAATTGGGTTTCTCATAACAATTTTCAACACTTTAGTTGGGTCTTTAACCCAAATAGCTGGCATTGTTTGAGACATCATTACACGGTAACCATTGAATTGTCCAGAAGACTGGAATCCTTGGCTACGACCCATGTAGTCCATAGTACCATTTTGATACCACCACTTCAATTGATTATCCCAAGATAATTTCAACAAGAAAATGTTGTCATTAGTATTATCTGTGATATCAAAGATAATGAATGAGTATGAGCTTAATGGGAAACCATCAATGATTGGGTTCTCAATGTCATTTGTATGAACATTGTCAAATGCTGGGTTAATTACAAACTTAACATTTGCCAAGAATGGAATTACATATGAAGTATAAGCAAAACCAAAGTTCAAGTCCATACCTTTACCAGTAATTGCACCGATGTCAGCAGCTTGAATAGTAAGACCTGATGCAAGAGCTTCTCTCTTGATAGCCTCATTTACCATTCTCATACCACCCATACCAGTTTGAACTACTAGAGATCTTTTTGGATCTGGACCATCAAACTCAACTTTTCCATTAAAGAAATTATAAATCTCTGAACGGAACAACTCAAGGCTGAAGTTATTTTTGTTGTATACTCTTTTGAAAGAGTTATCCAACTGCTTCCAAAGACCTACAGAAAGTCTCATATCATCTGGACCATCTTGCTTAATACGTCCACCGTGTCCCCACATTAAGTAAGACTCAATGTCATTAGCAATTTTAGTCAAGTGAGCAGCTTCCATAGTAGTCAAGAATGTTCTTGATAAATCACCGTTATCAAACGCTTTCTTAACTTTATCTTTACCCATAACTTTTACCATATCTTCTAAAGATGTGATAGATGGATCAGAATTCATGTTTCTGTCATGTGTTCTCCAGATCTCAGTTACAGGAACTGTACCATCTGCATTCATACCACCTTTAATCATCAAGTCTGCGCGAGATGAAATAGAGTAATGAACGTGAGCTTCAGCACCACCTACAAAGTTGTAGAATTCACGGAATCCAGCTGTAGTAGTGATATCAGAGAATCTTTCACCATACTCACCACGAGCAGAACCTTTTCTAAAGAATTTAGTTCCATTTGCTAAATAAGCATTATCAAGAAACCTTAGATTATCATTATTTACAAGAGCAACAGTATAGATGAATCCGTCTCCTACAGGAAGAATATCTTCATCTGTTACATATAATTCAGCTCCGTTATACTTGTCATAAGTGATGATATCACCGTGACCAAATTCACGTTTGCTAATTTTAATGCGGAAAGTAGTACCTTCTACACCTTTGTGTTCATTGTTTGGTTCAATGTCCTCAATGATATAAGGTAAATCCTGAGAAACAGGAGTTTGCCACTTATATTCACCTCTATGGTTATCAACCATAATTACATTTTTACCACCAAAGCTAGACATTTGGTAAAGAGGCATTTCTACCTTCTGAGCCATAGCCCAAAGGTCCACTGGACCTAAATCCATTGGTTCTGCATCCTTCAACATGTTAACCAAGTGGTAAGAGTCTACGTGTGAGCTTGCGTTATACGCTGTATCCCGTAGAAAGATACCATTGTTTAAAACTGGAGTTGCCATTTTATATTTGTTTTTAAATTGTTACTAATTAAAATCTCTTGAACAAATTATTTGATCTAGAGATTGTTCTTTTTGGTTTTGAAGAAGTAGTTCTTGTTGGTTCTGCTTCTTCTATACCAGAAGATCCTAATTTTCTTGATTGCTCAGTTTTTAATTGTCTTACTGTATTTTCAATAGCTGCTTTTGATCCTTGTTGTTTTACTTTAGTTTTATATCCATCCGGATCAGAAAGTAACCATAAAGCCTCAGCAATCAAATCATGTCTTGGTTCTACAAATTGATACTTTTCAAGTAAGTGTCCTAATAAATTTGTAGGTTTTCCAGAAATTGATGGATAGTTTGGTTGTACTAATCCTGAGTAAAGATGACCTTGAATTTTTTTGTCAAGTTTTACACCTCCAAGTTCACCTGTAGAAAGTACATTATAAACATTATCCATATACATTTTAGCAGCATTTTCTTGTTGCTTTTTCTTTTGTTCTTGCTCAGCAAGTTGTCTAGCAACAATACTTTCTTGCATCTTATCTAACTTAGGTTTAAATTGTTTAGCTTTTTGCTCCATTTTACCTAAGTCTTTCCAATCACTTATTTCTGCTTCAATTTCTTCTGGAGTTCCAAATTGAGTTGCATGCAAATATTGTCTAGCAATTTCTTCTTGATCTGACTCATCTGTAGGATCTAATTGAACCATTTCTTCTACATAAGCTAAAGTTCTAAATAGACCTTTAAGATCTTGACCTCCATCAGCTACATATTTAGCAGCAATTTGAAGTTCTTCAGGTAATGATTGAAAAAATTCTTTAGGAGTATTTTGTCTAATTTGATTTTCTCTTTCTTGAAAGTTAGCTTCAAATAGTTCTCTAAAGTCTTTAGTAGTATACTCTTCTAAAGGTTTGTCGTCATCAAATCCAAAGAGAGTTCCTTCTTCAATCATCTTTTGAGTTAATTCAGCAAGACCTGACTTATCTACTTTAGGCCTACCTGTTTTAGTTTCTGATTCTTCTTCTTGAGTTATCATATCATCTAACTCAGCTAAAGCTTCATTAACTTCAGAATCACTTGTAGATTGATTAACTGTATTTTCAGTTTCTTCTGGCGTTGCAGCTTTTTTATCAGCTGGCTTGTCAAGGAACGATGTGTCTACAACATCTTTTGTAAACATTGATTTTGGTTTTTCTTCTGCAGGAATCATTACATTTTCTGCACCTACCCCAAATAATTCATCAATATCTACATCTACTTGTTCTACCGTTGTAGAATCTTTTACTTCTGTTTCTTGTGTGTTATCACTCATGTTGGTTTTTTTTATTGGTTTTCTATTAATAATATAACAATTAAATTTTAAAAATTTAAAAATAATATCAAATTATTTAAAAATTTTTGGCACTATATAGCTAAACTATTTTTTCTTTTTCTCATTATCTTTATTTCCTGACTTAAAGTCATATTTATTTTTATTTTCTCTAGCTATTTGTAATTGTTTGTCAGCTATATCTTTTTTAGCTTGTAGTTTTTCTTGTTCAAGATCCATCTTTTGATTATGCTTTAGCATATCATTATTTTGTTTTGATCTTTGTAATTCAGTTTGCTGTTGATATTGTTCTGTTTTTCTAATATCTTCCATAGCATCTCTATAATCAGACATTTGATTTTGATTAAGATCTACCATAGAACCATAACCAGCGGCTCTAATTTCTGCAACTAAGATATCTCTTTGTCTATCTTTTTCTTTTTCAGCAGCTTGAGCATCAAGTTTCATTTTCTCTATTTCTTGTTGTTGTTGCAATTGTTCTTGCTGCATTTGCTGTTGTTGTTGCATTTCTTGCTCTTTCATCTTAGCATTTTTCTCTTCAGATGATTTAAGCGCAGTATTCAACTCAGCTATTGAATCTGACTGAACAACTTTACCAAGATCATAAATACTAGCACCTGTAGTATTATTCTGCATAGCCATTTGCTTTAACTGTTCAAGAACAGCTCTATGATTTGCAGTTGTAGTACAGAATATATTTAAGTCTCTTAATAAAAGATCTGTTCCGTTTATTTCAAAGTTTACTTTTTCATCAGCAGAAGTTATATATGTAAGTCTTGCGGATGGTTTATTAGAATGATAGTACTGAGCTAGATCAGTTCTCATTTGATGTACTCTAGGCATTAAATAATCTGAATGCTGCATAAAGTAAGTTTCTGTTTGAGCATAAGATGCATTTACAGCTTGCTCTACTCCAGTAGCAGTTGTTTGTGATAACTGCTGCCCCATTCTTTGTGGATTAACACCAATTACTTCATATGCCTGTTGTTTAAAGTAATTAGCTAACTGTATCCTAGACATTAGTCTATTAGTTTGATCTAGATCTAATTTTTGGAAATGCTGAAAGTTTAATGCGTTTTCTGTATTTGTAATAGATGTATCTAGAGGTAGCATTTGGAAATTCTTCATTGCTACATATGCTTTAGCTAAATTACCTTTACCCCAATCTTCTCCTAACGAATGTCTAGGTAAAGTATTTTGATCAAGCATGATTATAGTACCTAGTTCATCTACTAGTATATCAGCTATTTGGTTATTTACAATATTGTACCCTATCTGGTATGGTTTCATTAAATCTATTAATGCAGTTGATTTTGTATTTCTATCTGAAAATACTGCACCTTCAACTGGTAACTTACAACCATATAAAGTATTATCACCTTTAAATTGAAATTTAAGCGGTCCAATATGATTTTTATCTACACCTATATAAATAGGAGAAAACCCACCAGGATTATTCATACCCCAAAAAGATGGAATATTTGGTCCAATCTTTACACCACCCCATACTTCATTAATCCAAATCCAGTCTATATGTTCACCAAATATAATATTGTCTTTAGTTTTATTTTTAAATAACCGGGTATCATAAATTGCCTTATCTGTTATTTTATAAGATTCTGTAACTATTTCGTTGGTAACTTCTCCTTGCTCAGATACTTTAGTAAGATGACCTATTCTTCTTTGAGATTTCCAATAACCTGTAGTAACTCTTAATAAATATGCTGTACCTTGATCAAAGTAATCTTCACCTTCAGAAAGTATTTGATTAATGATATCACCACCATCCATAACAGATCCTGACATAGCAGTTGTGTATTGCCTATAAGCTAGTGATGGCATTTGTGTATTCCACTCATGAGATTTAGTACCATCATAGTATGATCCATCATTTTGATAACCTCCAATAATATAACCAGCTGATCTAATAGGGTATACAGCTTCTAATGCTTCTAATTGCTCTTCTGTCATTAGATAACCATATTTATCTATTACATCAGAAGGTGTCATCATATCTGTTTTACCTACCCAGTTACACTGAGAAATATATCTAGCATCTGGAGACTTATGATAGAATGTAAGAACAGGATTCCAAAGTTCTACTTCATAATCATCTTCCATCATCCTCATATGCCAGAATTCTCTATCTGTAATAAGCATATCACGGAAGGCTCTTTCTTCAAGCTCTTCCATACGGAACCTTTCTGTATCAATTTTATGCTGATGAGTAGCCCATTGCTCAATCATAGATCTATAACTCTTTTTAAAGAATTGTTCTATTTCAGGAAGGCTTTTTAAATTTTCTGGAGCTAATTGTTGTTGAGCTTCTTCAGATTCTGGATCTAAACCTTGCTCAAGCATAGCAGCCATTATTTTAGTATTAGCTTCTGCAAGTAAAGTTTCCTCTACCATAACTCTTTTTTCTTCCATCATCTCATTATATGAGAAGTCATCAACTGCTCTATAATTTAATTTAGTAGAACGTTTAGCAAATTCAGCAACTAATACATTAATTACATTTGGAATAATTGGATAAAATTTTAATTCAAGAGCTGAAGCATCTTCTTTAGTTAAGAGTTCAATAACATCTCTATATTCATTATCCTCTTCAATTATATAATCTGATTTATCTATAATACCTTTAGCAAGCTTGTAGTTCTTCATTAACCTACGAGCATTTCTACGGATTTGTTTAAGACCATTCCATTCTAGCCAATCAAGATTCCAAGCTGCCCACTCATCATCTTTTTTACTCTTAGGTAGAAATTGTAAAGGTTGAGTAATACTACCTAATCTATTTTGTTCTACTTTGGCCCCTTTTTTTAATTGTAATGCGTTATATACTTGCATACTAAATTATTTAATGTTCTTAAAAGGTGATTTTTTAAAAACTTTACCGTTAGCTAATCTTCCATTTCCACCAATATGACGGAATGGGCTGTTATTTAATTTAAACAAATTTTTTGAATTTTGCAACTTTTTTGCTGCATCATCTCTTTCAATTCTTTTATTATATCCTCTATTTGAGGATTGTATTCTCATAAATGCAACCAGTGCTGCAAATGATACAAGTCTATCCACGTTAACTCCATCAGCATATTCTCTCATTTCTTTGATCAACATTGGATCTGGAATTCTTTCAATTCCATAATGTGTTTTAACAATTGTACCATCAGGTTTTGTTTGTTGGTCTATTTCTTCTTTAGTATACTCTATAGCATAACTAAGAAGATGAGCTTTAAATAATGTTCCAGTATTTCTCCAACCATATTCCTGGTATACATTTGAGTTAGCACCTAAATCTTTAAGAAATAATACTTGACTTTTTGGAACTAGATACTTTTGCTTTCTTCTTGATATCATATACTGAATAAAAAGAGAAATGTTATTTTCAATAAGAGTCCAAGCATTATACCATTCAATTATAAGCTCTAGCATCTGATGTGTTTTATTTATATCATCATATCTTCCACACCAGGTAGCTACAATTTTATCTCTTTCAATATATGATTCTGTTTCTTCTCCAGTCATTTTAGTTACTTCTACCGGAGCCTTCATTACATATATAGAACATAAAGATTCAGATGTTGTAGTCTTACCTTCTGATACGGGGTCAATAGAAGCATAATATGTTCCAAATTCTAAACCTTTTACAGGTCTTTCCCAAACTACTAGACATCCTGTTTTATCTTCTGTTTTTTTATTTACTGGAAATTCTTTTATTGGTTGTTTATTGCTTTTTTTAACAGTAGGTTTTCCATCTTCATCAGTCATTATATCTAAATACTCATAAGGATATTCTTTATCTTCTATTCTTCTTTCTTGTGCTGACAATAAATGTGTTGGAAAAACTGATACTGATCTATGATCAAAAGCTTCTTTAATATTTCTTGGATGCTGAGATATCCTTAGCTGGTAGTCTTCTGGTGCTAATTCTTCTTTCCATTTTTTAAACTGATCATCTAAAGCTTGTAATGCATCTTCTACAAGTGAATTACCATGATTATCAATGTGTGGTGGCATAGACCACTGTTCTGGAATAAAAAGACCTGACTCACCTGTAGTACCTTTATCATCTATTAAATCTGTATCTACACTATATATATCTTTAGCTCCAGGAAACATTATCATTTCTTTTAAAGGCATACACTGTGATAAATCACCCACAGATCCTGCTGCAATAAACATCCCTGTAGTAGTAAGTCCTGATCTCATTGCAGGTCTCATATACTCATATGTCTTATCCATTTTAGGTGCAATTCCAGCCTCTTCATGAAAGAAGTATTTTACTGGACCACCAACACCATTTGTTGGATCTTTCTCAAATGACATAGCTTGTATAGTACCTTTAAGACCTACTTCAGTTTTACGGTCTCCTTTTCTTACTTCAATCTTTTGCTGCCACATCATTACCTTACTTGGATTCATTGGTCTATACCAAGCAGTATGCTCATTTAAGAATGCTGCATATTCATCTAAAAATTTCCAAGATCCTTTTTCATTAATGTAATCTTTGAGACTAGCTCCTATTTTTAAAGTAACTCCTGGCTCAAACCATAATTGATTTATAAGTTTAGCCATATGATAATATGAGGATGCTATCTGACGTTTCTTTAGTATAGCAACATGTTTGTAATTTAGTTCTGCTAGTAGCTCGTATAATGCCATATGATACTGAGCATCTCTAATATCTGCAAAACCAAACTTTTGTATTTCTTTGTTAAAGATTGGTAAGAAATTTAACCACATATAGTATTCTCTTGCAAGAAACCATATATTTTTTCCATCTTTAATTATTACACCTTTTTTGCATTTTTGTTTTTGATCATCCCAATAACTTACAAAGTCTTTTGATCTGAAAGGAGCTGTACAATATACTCCATCTTTATTAAACGTTGTTGACTCTGTAACAAATAGTTTACTGCTAAGTTCATTGAATTTGTACTCTCCTGGTTTTTTAAAAAGTTCTTTGATAAAGTCTGCGAAGTCTTGTCTGGATTCAAAACTTGTGGTTGTCCATTTTTCTTTTTCATAAGTTGGTATGTCTTGATAAATTTCACTCATTACATATCATATGCTAATCCTTGCCCACCTCTTACTTTACTTTGCTGTTCTTCTTGTAAATCTTTATAAACACCTTTAAAAGATTGTCTAATGCTATCAAAATCTTTTGCCACTGCTCTAATCTGACTTATGTTTCCATCTTTACCATCAGTAATTTGCGTAGTAGATAAATAATTAGCAATTCTATCTAAAGCTTTTTTCATTCCTTCATATGCTCTAGATGTTGGTGTTTCATATAATCTTTCACAGAATTTTAATGCTGCATAAACATCTTCATCTTCTGTAGAAAATTCAGCATCTAGTTCTCTCATTATTAAATGTTCTTTATCTCTTTCTGGTGTATTAAAAAAAGGATTTAAATCTGGATTAGGACATGTCATATAAAATAAATACTGATATATCTTAAGATAGTCTTCTGGATAATTATCCATTAAATCTTTTAATGCTTTTAAAGTGTAACAATGTTCTGTTGGAACTACCTTACCATTTTGTACGTCAAATAATTTTATAATCATATCATTTCTTTTTTAGCTTGTGCCTATTATCATGAATATAGTGAATTATTGCCAATACCTCATCAATCAAGTAGTCTACAGGTATTATTTTTACTTCTTTTACAATAGGATCTCCATTTTCAGCATGTTTTGTAATAGGATATCCATATTTATCTTCACCTTCTGTTTCAAATAAAATATGGTGTATAAATATTCTTCCTGGTTTTAATTTAGGGTTATGTTTTAATATAATATACATGTACACACTTAACTGTAGACTATAATGATAAAAATTACAGTCATCCAAGTTGTTAACTGGAAAACCCATCTTTTCAGAAATACCTTCCCAATTTACATATGATTCCATTTTAATTTCTTTATTAGTCTTGTAGTCAATAATATTTACTTTACCATTGACTACTTCAACTAAATCAGATTGACCACAGATACCTGCTGATCTTAGGTAAACCATATGTTCTGGATACACGCCTGGTTCTAATTTTTGTGAAGGTGCTATTTTTATACCATTATCTGATTCTACTGGTTTAAAAACAGGAACAGTTGTACCTTCTCTTTCTATTGAAGCAAATGAACATAAATCTGCTTCTCTTTGGTTATGATAAAATGTACCTAAATCAGTTGCGCGTTTAGATTCATTTTGCCAAATTTCTTCTATAAGTGTAGGTTCAATGCCATACCACTTTGAGTTTTTTCTTTTAGTAACTTTTTTTGCAATTGCTTTTGCATCAAATGGTTTTTTAAAATGTGATATAAGAGTAGTTACACTTATCCAATCAATTGAATCTTCTTCTACACTTACATAACTATGATCTATTGAATTAAATATTATACTCATTATTATAAAATTTATCAATTTTTAAGGTTATCTAATTTTTCTTCTTCTTCTTCAGTAGCAATAGCATCCCACTTACCAAGTGGACAATCTGAAGATAAAGATCTTGTTTTAAAATTTAAAGAACATCCGCATTCATTGCAACATGGAGCAGTACCTTTTACAGCACACTTCTTTCCTTTATGTTCACATTCATCACAAATAGAATATCTAAGTCTAGCAATTTCTTCAACAGTTTCATCTCTAAGAACTGAGTTAGTAATTCCTTCAAGTATCTCTTTTCTATTTTTCCAAATAAGTTTAAGGGTGTTTTTCATTTCTTTTAATTTTAATTTCTTCTTTTCTTTTAATTTCTTCTGAAATCTTTACGTTAAGTTTCTTAAGTTTTTCTAATCTTTCTTCAAGCATCTTTTTGTTATAATATGCAGAGTATGTTGAAGTTTCATGATTCTCTAACATTTTTTCAATCTTTGGTATTGAAGTTTTTATAAAGCCTGGTTTTGTAACAAATTGACCTAAACCTTCAATATTTAATCTAGGATATTTTAATTCACCCATTTGTTTTCTGACTGTAGAATAATAATACTCAATTAAATCTTCTATGTAATTTTTTGAAATATTATTTTCTTCTGAAAATTCTTTATATAAGTCTTTAATTTTTTTTGGAGTCATGTACCTAAAAAATTATATTCTAAAAGTACTTTTCCCTCTACTTGAACTTGTACATTAGGATTTATACTTATAATTTTTTTATTGTTAGGATCTTTATTAACAAGACTACTTTTTTCACATTTATTAATGCAATTTCTTACAGTCTGCGAAGACTTAAATATTTTATATTCTTCAGAAGCGTCATAACAAAAATCTGTAAGTTCAATAGGTCCTATCTTACTAAGAAGAGTTAAACAATCTAAATCAGAATCACTCACTGTTATTTTATTTATATAACAGTGAGTTAGAATCTGAAATTTAATTACAGCATCTTTTGGCATTATGACTCTCTTTTGAACTTTATTTACAAGAGCCATTATTTTTATTTTTTAAGTTTTCTTTCTTTAGGTTGCTGTTGATTTGTTTCTTCTATAGAATCTTCATTTTGAATATCTTCAGGAGGTGCCATCATCATTGCATATTGCATTTGGATATTAGCTCTCTTAAATCTCATTTCATCAATTTCACAAAGTTTCTTTTCATAATTTAATTGTGCTTCTAAATATGGCATAGAATCTTTATAAAAATTAAGCATCTCATCTTTCTTTTGAGATAATTCTTCCGCTGTTAATTCTTCTTGTTGGTTTTCCATTTGTTTTGATTTTTAAATTAAACTTTTTGTATAACGCATTTTGCGTTATTTTAATATACTGATATAGTTACTTCAAAATTAGAATGCCTATCAGCAGTACTAATAGTTTTACAAGATACAAGATACCCATTGTATGATTGGATATCTTTAACTTCAAAATGGGTTGCATAAGGTTCATGAAACTTAATATAACCTACATATGTACCATCACTGTTATGAAACTTAAGTTCAAAATTTGAATTTTCTCCTGCCCAACAAACTCCACTTGATGTTGTACTACATGTTGCTATCACATCGTGACTAGGTGTACACCAAGTAGGGTTGATAACTACATCTTTAATACACTGTTCATAATCAGAACTTTTTTGTACAAGAATTGAATCATCTAGGTTGCTGTTTCTAAAAGCAGATTGATCAATACTTATTGTAGCTTGTAATGAAGCTGAGCTACCTTTTCTCCAGTCACCTACACTATTATTAGGTGCAAATAAATAAACAAGTAAAAATGCTAGTGCTAAACCAACTAGTACAGTTTTCTTTTGCAGAAGGTTTTTAACCTTAGTTAAAATTTTTTTCATAATAATTTTTTTAAAGTTTAAACAAATATACCAAAAAAGTTTAAACCAGAAATATTTAAACAAAAAAATCCAGATACACTACATATCTGGATTTCTATATATTAGATGAAGTTAATTATTTTCCTTACTCTTTAAATATTTATAACCTCCGTATGCACCAAGTCCAGCTAATCCACCTATTATTGCATTTCCTAATGCACCAATTCCTTTACCACTTGATGATTTGCTTCTAAATTTTTTAAAGCAACGTGGTTTTGGTTTACCTGATGCATCTTTACATTCATTTGCACCACCCATTTCATATTTAGAAATAGGTTCAGGTCTATTATACTTATTTTCTCTAAAGTGTTTTAACACTTTTGCTGCATTTGTTTTATTTTTCATGATCATCTATTTTTAAATGTAAAGTTTAATAAAGTTAAAGCATAAAAATTTCTATCAGGATCTATTTCAATTGATACTATATCAACTATAGATACTCTTAATCTAAACATAAATGCTTTATAATTTGGTTTATGTTTTTTCCAATTATTTCTAAATTTCATAATTATAAACTTAATAACATATCTATTAACTCTTGCTGAGGAAATACATCTACTTTGTCTTTTCTTACATTAGTATGTGACCACAATCCTTTGTTTGTGTCTACTTTATACGGATCGTAATGATCAAATGCATCAGCACCTTTAGTGTGAATTAATTCAACAAGTCCTTTTCTTGGATCAATACTGTCTCTATTTGCTATATACAAAATTAATTCCTTTGTGGCCTCTAATTGCTTATCACTGTACTTGTGCCAAAACTTATTGCCTCTGAATGCTTTATCTAGCTCAACAACT